GGCGGCAAGGATGCAGTCAATGCCAAGATACACGGGTTAAAAGCTGTGTTTGATACTGGCATATTTGAAAACATAGAAGCAAGTTGGAACAAACCCAGCTGCGCCGACGGAAAATTAAAAGTATGCAGTATGAAGTGCGGCGCCGAGTTTGATCCATTTTCGGCGCAGTTTAAGTAATAATTCTTGGCATAAATACTTGTATGAATAAGTTAATAACAATTGGATGTTCATACACTTTTGGACACGGATTGGCCGATTGTATACACTCCGACGGTGTTCATCCGCTGGATGAACCTAGTAAGTTGGGCTTTGCTCAGATAGTTGCCACTCATTTAAGGCGCAAACTGGTAAACTTATCTGTTCCTGGCGCCGGCGATAAACACATTATGCACATCGCTGACAATACTAATTTCGATTTGTCTGATATTTGCGTAATACAGTGGAGTCATAATGACCGTCATTGCATTATAAAACAGCACACTAACGTTCAGATAGGAACGTGGAAGTATGACAAGCCATCAAAACCATATTACAAATTTTTACACAACGATTGGGATTCAACTATCATGCGTTGTGTGTACATCAATTACATCAACTTAAAATTACGATCACTCGGTATTAAAACATACAATATATTACCGGTAGACGCACATCCAAAAACTTTAAACATTGACCGGTCAATTACTATGTCAGATAAAAACCTGCAATCTTTTAAAGTAGACAGAGCGCTAGACAACTCTCACCCTGGGCCCAAAAGTCAAAAACTTTTTGCAGAATATTTAATAAACAAATACTTTGCCTAAATACTAGACAATTGAAATAATGTGTGCTACAATAGACTAATATAAGTATTGAGAGAAATAATACCAATGATAGACAGATACTCGAAGATCGAGTTTAAAGATGATATTGTCTTTAAAACAGTACGCAACACCAACTTCCAGCCAATTAATCAACAATGGTTAAAACATTACTCTAACTTGTCAAAATCTAATCCTGCATTGGTAAAGGTACTTGGGTTGGTTGACCATGAAACATATACCATGGAATTTTTAGATATTGTTGATACTATTGAAAGTGTTTTGAAAAGAGAAGAATACTATCACTTGATTACCAAAGACTTAATTTGTGATATAATTATCACTATAAATAATACTTGGAGTCAATCAATGCAGGAATCTAAAAAGTTAAAAAACAACACATTTTTTGTAAACTGTGATTTAAGTCTAAGCAATATTGTGCTAACAACTTCGAACGAAGTTAAGATAATAGATCCTGAATCGTTTACATTTGTACAAAATTTAGAATATACTGAAAAGTATTATATGACTCAGATAAATTTAATGTCCAATCTACAAACATATTATGCAAGGACTTCAGTTAAGTAACCAAATATGAACTTATTAAACATCAAAAAAGTCGAATTAGAAATTACAAGTGATTGTAATGCAGCTTGCCCTGGTTGTGCAAGAACGCAGAATTTTGGTAAATTTTTAGTCACTGGGTTTGGACTTGCTGATATAAAGCGATTGTTTCCTTCGCGAGAATATATTGCAGGCAAGCAATTTAAATTCTGCGGAGTGCTTGGCGACCCGGCACTCAACATAGAATGTGTCGATATGGTAGAATATCTGTCCACCAACGGCGGATTTTGTCAATTGAGCACCAATGGCGGTTATCAAACAGCAACGTGGTGGCACCGACTTGGCGAGTTGAGCAAAGAAACAAAGAATGTCGAGATCAACTTTTGCATCGACGGCCACAGAGAAACCAATCACGTCTATAGGGTAAACACCAACTTTAAAGTAATCGACCGTAATATGCAAGCATACCGAGCCGGCGGCGCTGGCCACTCTGCTGCAACTTGGATATTTATTGTATTTGATCACAATGAGTATGAGTTGCCTGCTGCTGAGGCGCATGCTAAGTCGCTGGGGTTCAAGTTTGCAACTAGAACTGGAATGAGAAACAGTTACCACGACTGGGTTTCTATTATAAAGAAACGAGATGCTAATACAAAAAAACTAGTTACTGAACAAAGTGTAATTACAACCTCTGGCAAAAAAGAACATACTAAAAAACAACAGGTTTATGAACTTGCTGAATTTATTGAAAACTATAAAAATAACGATAGCTACCAAACACAACGAGTGGTTTCGTCGATCACTTGCAAATATGTACACGAAGCCGAAATATTTATTAGTGCCCAGCTTGAAGTTTGGCCATGTTGCTTTCTTTGGGACAGCACGTTTAAAAATAGAGATCAAATTACAGACAAGTTATCAAAATACACAAACGGATGGAACAGTGTCAAGGATCAGGATATAGACGCCGTATTATCTCATGATTGGTTTTCTGAAGTGTTAGAACAAAGTTGGAATCCGGCCCACGCACAGCATTTGTCACGGTGTATACTAACTTGCGCTCATAACAAAGCATATCATAATGAAATAACCATAAAACAATAATTTTGTGTTGTAGTTCAGATTACCAGCAGCAGAAATATACGTATATAAATATATACTAATATAGTAGGAAAATAACAACATGAATCAATCATTATACAATTCAGCTGAGTACAACAGTTCGTATGCATGGGCAAATGCCGCTACTGGTGCAACCCCTGATACACTTAACAAAATTGGATTAAAGGCCCACAACTTTGATAATGTTGTAATTCCGATGAATCCAGAATGGACAAAGGTGGGAATCAATCTCAGCGGCGGCGCCGATAGTGCCATAATGGCATTTTTGATGGCCACAACCATTAAAGATAATAATTACAACTGCAAAATTGAGATAATTACATTTGTACGCAATTGGTTTACCCGACCGTGGCAATCTACTGTATCGACTAACGTTTATAAGTGGCTCAAAAATAGATTTCCTGACATAATTACACATCAAGTAGTGACTTATTTGCCTCCTGAGCTCGAACACGGCGCAATTGGCAATATTCATAATGGCCGATCAATGGATCAGATTATGGTTGGATCGTTTAATAAGTATCTAGCAGTGACACATCAGTATAATGCATGTTACAATGCTACTACTAAAAATCCAACGGTAGGGTATGAAATTTTCGATAGGATGATGAATCGAGACAACATCGAACAATCTCTAAACTCTCTTGCATATATAGCAGACGATACTACATCATGGAGTCTTACACCTCTTCGATTAACAGAAAAAGATTGGGTAATTCGGCAATACGTGAATCACGATATACTCGAATTATTGTATATCACTAGAAGTTGCGAAGGCGATAGCAATACTTACCTGTCATCAGGAATGAACTTTACATGGTACACTCAAAATCCTGACGCACACATACCAGAATGTGGTAAGTGTTTTTGGTGTGTCGAGCGCAACTGGGCAATAGAAAAAGTAGGGTTACATGACAGATAAAATTACTCCTCCGTCAGAAACATTTTGTATCTTACCTTGGATGCATTTATCTACCCGCCCTGACGGAAGTCTCAGAGTTTGTTGCACTGCCAACGCTAGTAGTGTTGGCCCAACAAACGACACAGAACACGGTGGGCAAGTGGGAATTCTTAAAACAGACGACGGTAAGCCAAACAACTTAAATGTAAGTGATTTTAAGACTGCTTGGAACAGCAACTATATGAAAAACGTCCGCAAGCAAATGCTCAACGGAGAAAAGCCTCCTAGTTGTTTAAAATGCTTCAAAGAAGAAGCAGCTGGACATCGTAGTAAACGGCAGTGGGAAACCAATTACTGGAGCAAACGAGTCGACCTTGAGAAGATACTAGCAGACACTACAGAGGACGGCGAAGTTCCGCCAAATCTAGCATATATAGACTTACGATTTGGCACTAAATGCCAGTTGGCATGTGTTATGTGTAGTCCCCATGACAGTAGCGGATGGATAAAAGATTATAAGTCCATATTCCCAGCCGTTAAAAATGAAAGTCTCAAAGAGATTATGCAGTGGCAAGATAAAGGAAGCACAAACGGATCGAGCTACAACTGGCACAAACAAAATCCAACGTTTTGGACACAGTTTTACGAGCAAATGGCAACCATGCAACAAATTTATTTCGCAGGTGGCGAAAGCTTGATTATTGAGGAACATTATGAAATACTCGAGCACGCTATCAAAATGGGCTATGCTAAGAATCTCGAGTTACGTTATAACTCAAATGGAGTTGAGTGGAGACCTGATTTATTTGAGCTATGGAAGGAATTCAAAATTGTACGCTTTCATTACTCGATAGATAGTATAAAAGAAATGAACGACTACATTCGATATCCTAGCAAATGGACACGACAAGAAGAAGTATTTCACATTCTTGATACACAGACCAGCGACAATGTCGAAGTTACTATTGCATGTGCAGTGCAGGCGTTGAACATATACTATATTCCAGATTTCATACAATGGAAATTAGAACAAGGGTTTAAGAAAATTAATATGTGGCCGTTCGGTGCAGGCGGAATTAGTCAGCATTTTGTATATTGGCCTGCACACTTGAATGTTAAATCATTGCCCGCATGGTTCAAACAAGAATGCAGAGAAAAATACGAAGCTTGGTATCCGTGGTGGGAAGCCAATTGGGAGTTAGGTATTCCTGAGTGGCATAAAGGTAAAGTTGATTACGAACAATGGCGCAGTGCAGAGTACGGTATACAGCGCCTCAACGGTATGTTGCAGTTTATGGAAAGTGAAGACTGGAGTCGTCGCCTTCCAGAGATGCAAGAATTCTTAAAACTCTGTGACACCCAACGCGGCAATAAATTTGCAGAAACATTTCCAGAAATGAAGGATATATTTAAATGAGTTTTGATACAGTAGACTTGCTAACTGGAAATGCTTTTCAGGTTACATGGGATTTAGGGCGACGCTGTAATTATGATTGTAGTTATTGCCCCGTTTATCGACATGACAACTTTAGTGCCCATGCTACATTAGATGAATTAAAAAATAACGCCAACTTTGTGTTTGAATATATTGATACATACATGGAACACAGAGATCACAAATCATCCACTATTAGTTTTACAGGCGGAGAACCCACAGTAAACCCTAACTTTATAACATTTATTCAATACTTAAAAGAAGAGCATGCTAATAAGTATAAAGATAAATGGCGAGCTAGATTTTCATTAACCAGTAATGGTGCAATGGGCGCAAAAATGGCTACAAGAATAATGGAAAATTTGCAGCACATCACTGTGAGTTATCATGCAGAAAGCGACCTAAAGCTCAAAAAGCAAGTACGAGATCGAATTATGCAATTTCACAAATCTGGCCCACAGCATAACTTTACAATGAATGTAAACGTAATGTTTCACGCACAACATTTTGACGAATGCAAGGATCTTTGTAATTTTCTAGAAGACGCTGGTGTAAAATATGTACCTAGAATCATCGGCGAAGAAGCCGGCAGTCGAGACAACTTTGCACACCAGTACACTGACGAACAACTAGACTTTATGAAAAATTACTGGAAGTATCGTAATGCAGAACTAAACAAAGAGCACAAATCAACTGATAAGCTGCCTAAGTTAATGGAAGAAGTAGAAATAGAAGGTGTGGAAGAGGAATTAGAAGAAGTCCAAGTCAAAAAGCCTGCATCTAAAAAAGACGGATGGGCAATCGGCCGCCCGTGTTGTGGTAGTAGAGAAATGTGCTTGAGCAGCAAAACAGAATCTAAGAAAAGTACCTTTGTAGACTTTAGAAACTTCAAGGGGTGGCATTGCAGCGTCAATTGGTTCTTTCTTCATCTTGAGCAGCAAACCGATCAAGTCTTTCATCACCAAACATGTCAAGCAAAATTTGACCAAACACGCGGCCCTATTGGCAAAATAAGCGAAGGCGCAGCTATTCTTGCACAACTAAGACATCAACTAGAAACCAAAACCATGCCCACAATTGTTTGTCCTAAACACACTTGTGGTTGCGGGTTATGCGCTCCAAAGAGTGCATATCCTGAGAATTATAAAACTGTGTTATCTGGTCATGTAAATATGGACGTTTTTAAAAATAGCGAAGCACCTGTACCAAAATCCGCACCAATAATCCCTACGGAGTATAACTAATGTGGTCAACTGATACATTAGAGTGGATAGACATCGAACTTACAAGTTATTGTAACATACAATGCAAAGGATGCTTTCGTGTATTGTCCGATCATGCAGACAAAATATTAAACAAAACATACTTAGACTTGGACACCATAAGAACTAGATTTCAAAAATCAATGTTTCCAAACATGCAGATTATTAATTTCTGCGGCAGTGTAGACGAACCTACTACACATCCTGATTTCTTTGAAATTATAAAACATTTTGCAGACTGGAACGTACACATTAATATTGCTACCAATGGTAGTTTACGAACTGCTGGTTGGTGGGCGAAGCTAGCAGGCATATTACCTGCTAGTCACAGAGTTACTTGGGGGATCGACGGAGCTGACGAAACAAGTGAGATCTACCGAGAAGGCAGTAGTTTTAAAAAGGTACAAACCAATTATAGATCGTTTATTGCAGCAGGCGGCCAATCAGTTTGGCAATATATTGAATTTGAACACAATCAGCACCAAACTCATATAGCAAAACAACTGGCCAAGGACGAAGGGTTTAAAGATTTTAAAACCATTATTAGTCATCGACCTGATACTAGTGGTATAACGCACAAAAAAATAGAGGCTGATGAGTCACCATGTATATCTTGCAAATACAGTGGCCAAAAGCGTATATTTGTTAATCACATGGGTAATGTCATTCCGTGCTGTCATCTCAACAGTAAGATGATGGAGTTTTCAGTAACAGAAAAATCAAAGGATAGATTTGAAGAAATACTAGTTGACAACGATTACAAAAATGATATTAACTTGGCAAATGTGTCTGTTAAGCAGGCACTACACGGAAAGGTATTTACTGATATTATGAATTCGTGGGATAGTGATAACAAGATACCCAAATGTATACAGGCGTGCAAGCAAAATAATCGTGACCATTTTACCAAACAGCAGCTATAAAGTAAATAGTTGACATAATATTACAATGGTGTTATACTAAACGTATGACAGAAGATTTATTACAGCAAACCAAATCATGCAAAGGATGGCAAATATATGAACAATAATTTAAAATGGAGTGAATATGACTTCACAAAAATACCATTTGATGATATAGTAAGTGTTGGGCAACGAACAATGCTATACAGAGATCTATTTACAGTGAGCTGGATCTTGGGCCGCTTCTGTAACTACCGCTGTTCGTAAACATCAATGCGACTTCCATTGGTAACAATGGTCGAAAACTCCTTTAATTGCTGGAAACCCCATGCTTTTGGGCAATCAGCAGCCAAGCTTTGTTACACAAAGAAGGTTCAACGACTAGTCGAAAGACGTAGGCTCATGTGAGTCGAAACGGGGAGCATCCCACAACTGGGATGATGATATAGTCTGATCTGCATGGTAACATGCAGCTGGATACGTTCCGGGACAGTATTAACGACACTGTTTGAACAATATGATTGCTGGCCTTACGCTCGATCTGATAAAAAAGATCACAGGCCAACCGAGCTTTGTTTAAAAACAATTGACGAGATCAAACGACAAGCTAGAGAAAATGGCTTTAACAGCTTTCACTTTTCGTTGAGCGGTGGCGAACCCACGTTCCACCCAGGGTACCTTGACATGCTCAAACACCTTGCTGCTGACGTCGGGTCTACAAATTACACATCAACACACATGACCAGCAATTGCTCGCGCCCTATGAGCTGGTTTGAGGAGTATGTAGAAATTACAAAGTCATTCCATCGCGCAAGTATTACTGCAAGTTTGCACACAGAGCACTTGGACACGACTGCAAAAATGCAAGACTTTGCAGACAAGTTGATATATTGCCAAGAACACGATGTACAAGTTACCATTAATATGGTTATGGTTCCTGAATGGTTCGACAAAGATTGGAATAACGCATTATTCTTTCATGAGCAAGGAATTAATGTTACGCTCAAGCCGATGAGTGACCCAACTGCTTCTCGAATTGTAGACGGTTATTCCGAAGAAATACTCAAGGCATTGCACAACGGCATGCCGCAGCGCGCCTATACAGAATCTAAACGCACATGGGCTAATCGTCCCAAAGCAACTTTTGAAATACCAAAAGAAGTAGTAGGCAACAACGACGCAAGTGTTCCGTGGCATATGCAGATAGAACTCAAAGACAAGGACGGTACAAAATGGTACATGGATCAAGCTGAACGATTCAATGCTTTTAACTTCAATAAATTCAAAGGATGGAGTTGCAACGCTGGGTATCAAGGAATTATAATACGTGAACCCGACGGATCGGTTAAACGAAGCTACTCATGTCATGATGTGCCGCTCGGTAATGTCGAAACTGGGTTTAAATTATTTAACAAAGCAATGCCGTGCATAACAGACAGTTGTGTAAGCAGTGCCGATTCTAAAATTCCAAAACGTAAACTGCCTTAACATAAATACTAATATGAAACATTTCACTGAACTTGCTGACTTACCGGTCTTTGACTTACATACCGACCTAACGAAATTAGTAGATGACAACATTATTAAGTATAATAATGGTTCACAAATTTGTTTAAATACTCTTCCAGGAAAAAATACCGACTACTTATTAGGAACCGGTAGCTTGTATTACGACTGGGATAACTCAACGGTTGACAAAGATGGAAATATTGACGTTCCTGTAAATAAAGTTATACTTAACGAATCCGACTTTACAATATTATGTGACCAATTTATAAATACAAGTTTTGAAAAAGTATACAATGCGCTTAGTGATAAGTATATCCTAGGTAGAGTGCGCATAATGAATCTACATCCCAAGACATGTTTGTCTTGGCATGTTGACTACCATCCAAGAGTGCATTTCCCAATAGACACACACACTGGGTGTTTTATGGTAATTGATGATCAAGTGAAGCATTTAGAAAAAAATAAATGGTATTTTACCGATACTACTATTTTGCATTCGGTCTTCAACGGTAGTAAAAGTGTTCGATCGCATTTAGTAGCAACAATAATAGGAAATCGATAATGCCAATATTAACAGATCCAGTACTTGCAAAAGATTTTGTACATGAATTAGAGTGGACGCCCGGCTTAGAATTTATATATGAGCAAATACAGCAAATATTTGCACACCTTCCTAACATATATACACAACATCCAGAAACCAACTACTTTATCAATAACTATAAAGACCATTATAACTTGTATGATCCGGACAAGCCGGTTATGCAAGTTATTAATACCTCTGACTTAATTGAGCATAAAGAACTTTCACAAGCCCTGCACAAACACGGTTTTACACAAAGCCTAAAGTTCTTCCAAGCAGATCCGACTCAGCCTGAATTCAAAGCAGTTGAGCACTTATTTTTTGGACACAGGCACCATACAAAAACAAGTGTAGCAAGTTTAATATTTCCAGTTGCAGGCTGCGACGAAAATACACTAACAAGTTGGCCTATGTATGAAGACGTAGACGGCTATATTCCAGAAGATCCAAATGTCGGAGTATACTGGAGCGAATATTACTGGAAAAAATATAACAAAGGATCTGACAAGTACTTGTTTACAAATGACGATGTTGCTTGTAGATATGCGCTAGTTGATAAACCGGTATTGTGGAATGTCAAGCAGTGGCATGAAGCAATTAATACTGGAACAAAACATCGGGTGATTTGTAATATTAATTTTGAAAGTAATACAAAGACGTGGCAAGATAGTATTGACATTGTGAGAAACATATAATGGATTGGATTTATGTTATACTCCTTGGTCTATTATGGGGAACTATTATATCTCACTGGGCAGCAAGTATTCTGCTACATCGATATTATTGTCACAGACAATTTGCAGTACCAAAATGGTTTGAAGCAATTGGACTGGCAATGTTAATGGTTGTTGTTATAAAATCGCCAATTGGATGGATAGCTAGTCATCGATTACACCATGCGCATGCTGACACCGAACACGACCCGCACTCTCCTAAGCATATTGGATTCTGGAAAGTGTTAAGTACTACGTGGAACATTCCTCGTATTCCAATTAAGTATGCAAAGGACTTGTATCAGAACTCTATGTTAGTATTCTGCCACAAGCATTGGTTTAAGATTATTATAGTTGTTTGGATTGTGTCTTTGTTAATTGGGATTAAGTTTTTTGTTGCATTTGCACTAATGCCCTTTGTTCATGCTAAACTAGGATTTGGCTTACTTAACACACTAGGACACAAAGATGGCCCAACAAATAATGCTTGGCTGAATTTGTTAATAGCAGGCGAAGGATATCATTTAGAGCACCATAATAATTTTAGAAAAATACGGTTACACAAATACGACACCGGGGGCTGGGTAGCACAGCAATTAATAGCACAGAGAATATTCAAAGTAATATGAATGACAGAATCGCACAGCTTATGCAGCAAAGTATGGCAATACGTAGTTTTCCTATTAAAGAAATAGTTAATGTTGTTGATGACTTTTCATTAACAAAACATGACGAGGTTAGTGTCTTTTCTAGTAACATATCTGAATATTTAAAACCGTACTGTGATTTAAGTGGATTTGAATATTTATATCCGTTAAACGGCATCACAGAAGGATTAAACTACTGGATGACAGACGAAAAACGTGCAATACAGATTCGTAAAGGTGACTACGTATGGGTAAGTGGCCAGGAGACTGGCGACGTACATTATTGGACAAATCCGGCTAGCTTTAATGGAAATTATTGTAGCATTCCAACTGATAAACCTGTTGTACTTGATCTTGCATACTTGTTAAGCACAAGGGTAACCAACTTTAAAATACCTGACAACGTCGAGAAGGTATTCTTTAGTTTTAGTAAATGTTTTGGCTTGCGTAACTACCGAATTGGCTATTACTGGAGTAGAACTCCAGATCGATGTTTAGAACCATTAAATGTAAATGCAAAATATTATAATTACTACAGCATGGGCCTAGGCGAAAGATTAATTGAAACTATACCGATTGACTTGGTTTATAACACTCTTAAGCCCTATCAAGATACAGTATGTACTGAATTAGATTTAATATCAAGTGATGTAATATGGTTAGCATCATCAGATAACCCAATATACAACAAATTTAAAAGAAATCAAACCAACCGGTTATGCATAGCCGACTTAATAAAGGAACAATACCTTGATAGCACCATATAAAACTAGCGAGGACGTAACAACGTTATGCCCTAGTAAACTAGCACACACTATTCAAACAACTGGATTTGCATTATTTTATGACCAGAAACTGACCGAGCAGACATATGTTGACATAATGAAACAGTTTGGAGAGTGCGAAACTCCTAACTTGTTTATGAATTCAAAGAACCATCCTGAAATATTTCTAGTAACTGGAAAAAAAGACACCGATGGTAATAAGGTCGGTATGTTTGGTGACACCGAGCTAGGATGGCACAGTAACGGTAACAGCAGACATCAAATTGACAAGATATTAATTTCGTTATATTGTATAGAAGAAGATGTTAATACCACATTGAGTGTCTGCAATACGAGCGACCCGTTCTACGATATGAGCAAAGACGAACAGGAGTATTGGAAAAGTATTAAGATTCGAATAAAATTTCAAAATAACACCATGTATAATTTAGATGAAGGCGATCCTGAACTAGAATTCATGGAAAAGAATAAAGGTAGCATACGTGATTTAGTGGGTATACATCCTCATACTGGCAAATATTATTTTTACTTTCCGTATCACTTTATTGTAGGTGCATGGGAAGGAAAAACAAAAATCGATCATCGACAAATGATTGATAAGTTACAACCAAACATATTTAAGTCTAGGCACATGTATCACCATATATTTAAAAAAGGTGATCTGCTTATGATGGATCAGTTTACTACATTGCATCGAAGAACTCCTGTTCTAGACAGAAACCGCTTACTCTGGAGGGTTGCTTGTGACTATCAGCACTGCTAATCTTCATGAGCAATACCGTATTGCCGATATGTCATATTTGGACGGCCCTGATGCTAGTCCAATTTACAAGACGATGGCAGATATTATTAAATGCAACAAATTAACAAGTATAGTAGATGTTGGTTGCCGTGTTGGCACATTAAACAAGTTTTTAACAAATTACGAGTATAATTACTACGGATTTGATACCAGCAGAGAACCTATCGAAAAGGCAATGACAGTGTATCCAGAGCACCAATTTTGTGTTAGGTCGTGGAAATACTTAATTCGTCCTATGTTTGATGTTGATGTAGTTGTTTTTAGCAGTGTACTGATATACGATAATAAGCCACACGAGATGTTTAACCGTATATGTGACTTTTATAAACCCAAGCATGCAATAGTACACGAAGTAACCAACAGTAACACAGAAGATTTGCAGTATACAGACCTGGATTACTTTTCTAAAAATTATAAATGCAATATAATAAACTTAGATTTGAATATACAAGTAGGAAAAAGGACAATAATAGATGTTGAATACTAATAACTTTAGAAAAACATACCATAAGTTAGAATATGACGAACATAACATTCCTAATAGGCAATATTTAAACAATGATCCAGGAAATCCTGGGCCAGACAGGCCGAATTGGGAAGATCTCAGCTTACACAACGATTACGTTGGATATAGAGATATGGTTTGGACACCAATAGACTTACCGTATTTAGACATCAACCTTGCACGTATTGCACAGATCTACAACGATCAACAAAAACAGAAAGATTTTTACAAAACTGAAAACGTAGGAACCTTGATGTTTTTAAAATCTAATAATTGTGGTACACCAGGAAGTAATCCCGAATGGTTTAACTGGGCTAGAGATGAATTTCCAGATCTTATTGAGTACGTAGAAGCATTGCCTTTTAAGAGTATTCATCAAATCTTTTTTGTACAAACACCTACTCCAATTCCTCCGCACTACGACGAAGAAAAACTCTTAGAAGGATTATTGCAAGCACAAGCCCCTAGTCATTTGCATTTTAGATGGAGTAATGTAACTGATTGGAAGAAAGAACATTTTTACATGAGTAAAGACAGCGGTGCTACTAGAATATTTCCAATGTTGCCGCCAGAAACAAATGCATTTGCGTACGACGGCGCAACATTTGAGCACGGTGTCGACAAAGGATTTAGTTTCACTGATCGTGCGCAGCTTGTAATTCATGGCGTATATGATTTACCACTATGGCATGAACTACTAGAAAAGAGTTATCAAAGGTATAAAGAATATGCAATTACAACATCCCATTTTAATTAAGACTTACAGTGAGGATGTCGACAAACACAGGGATTTAATCTATCCTTTTATACGACAATCTCGGCTCGAAGGGAACAACAGTATTACCACCTCAAACTATAATCCTGACGACCCTGCCACGGAAACATGGATGTGCTTTGTTAATGACAAGTTAATCAGTATTAGTGTAGTAGAACACAGTCATTATACCAATGACCCAAAAATATCTGCACGAGTGTGTCGATATCATATTTTAAAAGATTACAGGTTTACACATTGTGGATTGCGTATGGCCGATTATCAAATTGCGTGGGCAAGAAAAAAACAGTTTGAGATATTATATATTACACACGATGTTACCAAACGTGCTATAAATGCATTATACCAGCGTAAAAGAAGAATGACAGTTAACACATTTACCGAGTATACTAAAACCGAGTGGTATCAAACATTACAATTAGAAAGAGACTTTTTGTTTAAAACGGGTAATATATTGCAGTATGTTTATAGTATACGACTGAATAATCCGTCTTACGTTTGGCAACCCAGCAGTGATTTTATAACAAGAGATTTTGATGCAAGTATTATTGAGCGCACCTAGAGCCGGATCGTCATATGCTTACGAATCAATTCACACATATAATTTAACATTACCAACCGTTAAATACATCGGTATTGAAGAATTCTTAGATCCAACAAAGACTTTGATGACGTTAGAACAAAAGATAAAATTTCTCGAAGATAAAAAGTTAGACGGAGTTGATTATACATTCAAACATCATATAAACTATCTTGGTGACTATTACAACACGTGGTTTAAGAACTTCTACAAAGACGACAAGATCGTTATTTTAAAAAGAAGAGATACGTGGAAATGGTTTTTAAGTTTTTTATTTCAAGATAGTACAAACTGGACAACAGCAGCCGTTATGAAAGCCGATGGCATGCCCAATCAACTAAATATCATTACACGCACAAATCATGATTATAATAAGAGCTTAGAACAATTTTTTACAATCAAAGAACAACTAGATAGCGCTGTTGGTAGTGTACATTATTATGAAGATTTAGATACTGTAAGTAAAAAATACTACAAACTATCCGATTTTATAGATTACGAAAAATACTTTGACGATATAGAAGATATCAAGATTGTCTTTAACAAATGGAAACAAAATTATGAATAAACATCAATTACCCAGTTTAGCAAACCTTGGTTTAAATATTGACCTAACTGAATTAAGAAAAGAATGTGATTTCCTGGCTGACAAGTTTGTAGACGTGCGAACAGCCAACCCTGGACTGTGCATGAATCACGAAGACTTGGTTAAGGATGTTTATGACAACTTTGAACAAATTAACCTTACTATGCCAAGTGAGGTTTTGCCACATGCTTCAAGCATCAAAGAGCGACTAAGACGCAGAGAAGAGCATCTTTACAACATCCCAACTGCCGAGTATACTAACAGCTATATACAGAGCGTTATACAGCAGTGTAAGGCGCCTGCTAGTCGTGTACGTATCACCAAACTTGCTCCAGGCAAAACTATACCATTTCACGTCGACTACGATGTAAGTTATGCTGTGAGATGTATAGTACCTATCTATGGTGATAAACAAGCAGTAAATCTCTTTCGTCGTGACGACAAGCTTGAAGCATATAATCTTGAAAACGGCAATGCATACTTCTTAAACATTGGATATCCACATGCTGTGATCAACATGAGTAGTAGTCCTCGTATTGCACTAATGTTTAGCTTAGACGGCACCTGCGATTTAGAGAACCTATGATTGAATTAGATATACCACTTGAAACTGTTGATGTCTTATACGCCCATGTTATAAATAATTTGGGCAATAGAACATTAGGAGAGTTTCCATTTTACACAAAAGTAAATTCAGATCTTCTAGAAACCGCATTTAAAAAACTATTAAATCTAAACACTGTTAGCACCGCCTACATCTATGCACATGATGAAACGATTCCTCTACACGTAGACAGATATAATTCAGAAGCTATATATAATCTAAATGTTCCTATATACGTATTAGACACCCAACAGAAATTTATTGTGTTTGATCAAGAGTTTGACCAATCAGGATGTGAGTGGCAAGTTAACGGTGTCGAACAAAAACGTCACACTTCTCTTCTTGAAAGTGATTTAGTTAGCAGTAAAAAAGATAACGATCATATCAAAAGTATTTGTTATACTGACCGTCGACCATGTGATACTGTTGGAGTTAATTATCTAACTGACCAGCCTGTCAACGAAAGTATAAAGGACGATTTGCCGTTTGTACATAATTTTTATCACGGACTAACTGGAAGTTCATGGGTGCAAACTCCCGGGAAGGGATTGATCTTCAAAAGCAGTCAATTACACGGAACTGGAATTCAAACAAAATTCAAGATAGGGTGCGTGTTGATGCTGAAATCAAAAGATTGTCTACTGAATCAGTAAACTGAATAGTACATCCTATTTTACTAGAAGACATTCTTCCGGTGGCATGTATTCTATTTGCAGGAAATAACAATGCTTTTCCTGGTGTGTAATTCCATGCAATTCCTGTAAGTCCGTGATACAACTCTTTGGTATACGGTAAGAACTTATATAGGCCATTTGATACAGGGTTTCTAGTACATCCCTTAACTGAATTAGTATCGCACGGTCTGCTTTTAATTGAAGAATCGTAATACATTTCTTTTAGTTCTTCGTTGGATTTATCGTCAAAAATATTATATATCCACGATATCTCAGAGTCTGACTCTACAGTTTGATCGAAAACAATAAACTTCTGTTCTACACTAGCATAGATAGGAATTAATAATATTGATTCTTTTTTAATACTAACATCGCTGTGTATTGCAAACGGCTGTGTATGATTAAATAAATTTCCATAATGGAAGCACGACGTGTCTATAAACTTGTCTGCAATACTTTTAATAGTTTCTTGCTCTTCGATTATAGACAAGTCTTTCATTACCGTCTTAACACCATTAGCGGATAAGTTAGTAAACGCTTCTAAAACACCATATGGTAAATCAATTTCAATCACGAATTATGCAGCAGTTCCGTCGTCGAGATTAATCCATGCACCTGCCTGATATCCCTGAAATCTGTCATCAGTTGTATTGTACACAACCATGCCGTTGACTGCTGTTAATGCATTGCGAGCTGTGGTTGTAATACTTCCAAACTGGACATAAGACGAACTCGTAATTGAATCAGCAGCGACGCCTTCGCTAAACGCGCCTGCACCGTTGACATCTAATTTTGTAGTTGGACTTTTCCCAACACCAAGACTTCCGCCCATATCGAAGTGAAGTTGTTTTGTAGTATCAAACACACCACCAGTTAAGTTAAATATCTTGTAGCCGTCGCTGCCGCCCTGCATGTAAACGGTGGTCCCTAGACCACCTTGATCATTTCTTTCCCAACGCACTACTCCGTAAGCAGTTGGTACATTTGGATCAGCAATATCATCATCTAACTGATTTCTTATAAACCGTAATGCTGAGAAATCGTCAGTGTCTACTATTGTAACTCCGATTCCGTTACTGCATGTGAGTGCAGCATCGCCAAATATTTGATTTGTTGTAATAGAGCCGTTGTTTCCGTTAACAATGATCGTTGAATCATCAGAAAAAACTGATCCTACTACGTCGCCTATCAGTGAAGCAGTAACAACACCAGTTTGACCGTTAACGATGATCGTTGAATCATCAGAAAAAACTGATCCTACTACGTCGCCTACTAATGCTCCAATAAACTGATCTGCTTGAACAATACCACTTATAATAATATTGCCTGTTCCGGCAATATTATTACTATTAAGATTTAAATTTTGGATTAACTTATCTGGAATTTGCGCACTGGAAACAAGTATGCCGCCGGGTGTGCTACCATCGCCTGCCCACAGCTCCTTGAAGTCTGTTGTGTAGACAAGTTCGCCGGCATCAAAGACAATCGCTTCTCTTTCGGCGTCAGTTCCGCGTCTTAATCTCAGTGACATATTGTATTTCTCCTAGGTGATATTATAGTTACATATATTTATCACCTAGGAGGAATATTATTTATTTAATTTAAGAAATCTAAAAACTCTGCTTGTTAGATATTTTTTAACACGTTCCATGTCTAGTCGAAAGTCAATTGCTTCAATATAAGGATTGTATTCCTCAAATAGTTTGTCGAGGCTATCCTCAATTTGTTCAATAGGTTGATTCTGGCGACTATCTTTAAGATCAATATCCCACTTTGTACCGTCTTCGAACGTAAGAACAATTTTATCCAAGTATTCCAGAGGAAGATATTCCATGTCAATAGAGTCAAAAATTGGATCCCAATAATCATCTCCTTTAACTGTTACCTTTTTAGATTTTTTAGGCACGCGATATATTCTTTGCGGCTGGCTTTTTTACTGGCGCGCGCCGTTTAACTGCGGCTGGTTTGTCTGCCGGTGCAATTGTATCAGCTTGCTTTCTAAGTGATTGTGCTTCTTTGAACATTGCATCTGCGTGACTTCGCAGTTGTACAGCTAATTCAGCATTGGTTAGCGGTGCAACTTCGGTGGGTTCCATTGCAGCTTCATCTGTGGGCATCTTATTAGCAACTGCAAGATTCATTGCGTGGACAATTGGATCATCACTAGTAACCGCCGTTGCAGCCAACTCTTCTTCGGCTAGTAATCTTTTTTTCTCAGCGACGCGTCTAACTTCTTCACTGATAACTGGCTTAATTGCCAAGTCTTCGATTGCAACACCTTTTTGTTTTGCAATGATCTCGTTGAGCTCATCGAGCCCAATTGAGCTGTATGTGTCCGGAGTCATTTCAATTTCGTTGGTTGCAACCTTTCGTAGTTGTCCAGTTGCATGTAATGCAGCCAGCATATTTCTGCCATCGGGCATAACTGTTCGATACATTGCATCTGCCAATTCGTGCGCTAGCTGTCCCGAAGCTGATTCAACTAGTTTAATCAGCGCATCATGTTCGTCTGCTGGCAACGACTCTGTTAACACCACTAGCGCATATGTCGGCGCATCTGGCACAGTTCTATATGCAACAATCGCGCGCCGCTTGTTCTTCTTTAATCTTCCGATATGTTTTAGACTAGCCATTATGCTGATCCTTCTTTTTCGTGTGTATTTGCCCCTGCAACCGCATCAACAATTGCTGTGTCTTCTGCACTTTCTATATCTTTTGTTGCTTTTTGTTGCGCTTCGACAGCTTTTAGAAATGCATCAAGCTTGTTATAAACAACCCCCACGGCTGCCATTTCAGCAGGCTTAAATGTACTGCGTTCACTGGCAATTTCGATGATGCCCTTCATTGTTGCAAGATCTTGAATTGTAAGATCATTTGGGTTAGTTTCTTGTTCAGACATTAATATCTCCTTTGTCCTTAATATATATCTCTGTGTCTTATTAATTATTTCAGATATGGACAAGACAACATAAAGATAGATAATTCGCTTGGGTTTTCAAATGCAATATACGGAACTACTGATATTGACCCAGTGTCGGTTGTGTTAACTGTTCTTCCAATAAAGTAGCGCCCTGTCATGTTTTTATATACCCAATCATCAATTTCTCTTGGCATTCCAACTCTAGATAATGATGGTAACAGTGCCGATTCAAAGTAAGGAGGGCAAAATGCTGCCCTCCTTACTTTATGAACGTTAAGTGGGTTAACATTTTTCTGTTTCACATCAGGCCTCGTAGTGTGCAGTTACACCAAACGGTCCTTCGACTGTCTTGTCATGGTGGCTATGGATGATAAAGATTGTATCGCAGTAATTTTCATCACCCCAGCTATTCCAAGCATATCCGTCTGTAAACATAATGAACTTCTTAGGTTCAATACTGTGTTCCTTCATGTAAGTCCAGTTGACCATAAAGTCTGTGCCGCCGCCGCCTATGATTTTATAATCCATTAAGTCTTCGCCGCAATCTGCACTAAAGTCCTGTTCGTTGTAGACCTTTGTATCAAAACACCACAGCTTGATCTTATAATCCTGGTATTCTTCCATAATGCCTTTGATTTCACTTAAGAAGTCGCGTGCCTGTTCGTCGCCGATTGATCCTGACATATCAAGACACACACAGAGGTCGATTGTTTCTGCAAACATCATACCTGGAAGAATTGCACCAGTTGACCAACCTTTACGACTTGGGCGACTAAATGAATAGTCGCTGCGGATACTGCTCTGAATCTGTTGACGAAGCAGCTCGCGCCAGTTCATCTTGGGCTCAGTTAGTTCCTTGATCATACGAGTGATTTCACCCGGTGTGTTACCAGCGCCCGAAGCCTGATGCGCTTGAAGCATAGCTTCTTTGATCTCGTCTTTGATAGCACGCATTTCGTCGTCGTTGTAACGCGGACGACCTTTGCCTTTGCCTTTTCCGTCTTTGCCTTCATCGCCGTCCTCGTCACCCCAGTTAAGGTGTTCGTCCAGCATCTCTCCTAGCGCATCGATTGCACTCTGGCCATTTTTTTCTGCATCCTTGTACAACAGATCATAGACTTCTTCTGAAGTCATCTTATCGTATTTAAAGTCTTGGAAACAGTCAATCAACTTCGGCTTGTGACCAATTCGATCACGTACTAGTAAGTTGTTGACAATATAGTCTGCTGCGATGTTATACAGCTTTGGATGCCGCTCTTCACGCCGCCCGAGGTGATCAAACACACAATGCAGGACTTCGTGTGCAATAACAAACTCAATCTCTTTGTTGCTCATTGCATGGAAGAATTGTGTATTGTAGTACAAATGACGCCCATCAGTTGCCGCAGTTGGACACCAGTCGTCGGCTGCTTCTACCCGCAGGCGCGTTGCCATGTTACCAAAAAACGGATGACGCAGAAGAAGACCGAGACGTGCAATAATAATACGGTCTAAAACTTCTTCGCCCATTGTCCTGAGCTCTTCTGGTGTAAGATCTGGATTTGGCGCCCAGTTCTTTTTAGCGTTGGATGCTGTTTCTTTAACGGACATTTTAACCTCATGTGTGTTGTCTATATAACATTGTAGCATTTTTTTCTCGTGTGAGTCAACCTTTAGTAAGAGAAAGTGGGCAGGATTAATCCTGCCCACTTGACTCACCTTAGGAAGCTTGCGCTGCCTTGATGTACTTGCCGTAACGATCGTGGAACTCGTCAAAGCATTCGACTGCATCTGGGTCAATTGGCAGACCGTATTGTGACAAGGCAAGCTTAATACCCATTACAACAAGTTCTGTGTCAAAGTTGTCCATAGTAAACTTTAAGAAGTTGTTAACTTTCTCATCAAACTTCTTATCGCCTTTGTCGTTTGCTTCTTTGAGTTCGTAGCAGAGAGACACAGTCAAGGAATACATGGCACTGATTTCTTTTGCCTTCATCTCTTTCACGCGTCCTGCAAGGATCTCAGTTGGATCAGGCATGCTTGATGCAACTTTTCGGTGAGCCATGAACTTGACTGCAAGGCCTTCGCCGACTGCACCGGCAATCAGGTCAGTAAGTGTTCCTTCGTCGAGATCGTCGCTTAGAAGTTCGCTCACAAATGACCAACTACGTGGCGTTGCAAATGAACGGCTTGCTGACTTAGGACTAAAGTCATACAAGTCTTTCTTAGAGAACTGAAGGAAGCCAACGACGTCCTTGTGTTCTTTGTTGTCGACTGCCCACTGGAACCAGTCGTTAAAGTCAACAGCCATTTCAAGGTGAACAAATCGGTTAGCAAGCGGTGCCGGCATGCGGTAAGTAACACCTTTGTCTGCCTCTCGGTTACCAGCAGCAATGATCATTACGTTGTCTGGCAGCTTATAAGTGCCGACCTTGCGGTTAAGAATAAGCTGATAGGCGGCCGCTTGTACAGCTGGCGCCGCAGAGTTCATCTCGTCCAAGAACAAGATAATGTGCTTATGCTTTGCAGCAATTGCTTCGTCCGGAAGCTCAACTGGCGCGCCCCATACCATCTTGCCGATATTAGAGTCGAAGTAAGGAATGCCCTTGATATCAGTTGGTTCCCACAATGACAAACGAATGTCAATAACAAGGGCGTCAAGTCCTGCACCAATTTGATGTACAATGTCTGACTTGCCGATGCCCGGAGGACCCCAAAGGAAAATTGGACGTTGTTTCATCATTGCATGACGGATTGCAGCTTTACCCTTATTTGGGCTAACAGTTCTAGTAATCTCAGACATTGTAATCCTTTCTATGTGTTGCAGTGCCTACGTACTTTATAGCACCTGTGTCACACTACGTCAACGACTTTTTTAAAGATTGTGAGATTTTTATATTGTATACTAGTCATTGAGCTTTTTAGCCCTAGTTAACGCTTTGGCAATGCCGAATTTTCGCAAGTCTCCGCTAAACAGTGCTAACTCGACTGCTTTACGTTCGTTTGTAACATGGATGCTATGCTTGTCTAGGTGATACGGACAGTCGATGAATTTATCTAAGAAGATGATCACTTGAGCAGTGAGCGGCATGTCGGCAACAAACGGTATATTGTATATTGCTATTTCTAGCTGATTAACAATCTCTAACCCTAGATCTGTTAGTCGTAGTCCGCTGCCTTCTTTTTTACGAGTATTTTGCCACCATAAGGAGAGATATTCCTTTGCGGCGTCGTCATTTGCTGTCTTGCCTAACTGTTGTAGAAATATTTTAGTATATACTTCTTTGTTCATTTTTAGTTTACTTCCTCGCCAACTAGTTTAAAAACAGCAAAATCACTGGTCCTAAATGTCGAATTAAGTTTCTTGGCTAGATTGTGTGCGTGTCCTGGATTTGAAAAGCTAGTCTTTTTATATTTAGGTCCTGGGTAGTTTGTTAGAGAATTAGAGCTCTTTAGATTAAAAGGGTGTTTTTTGTAAAAAACTGCCCAAATTGCATCGGCTTCTAGTACTTGCTCACATCTGTAGGTTTGGCTATTGATAAATTCCAGTAACACAGTTGGCTTTGGTCGACTCATTATACGTACTCCGATATATACGTATATATTTATCTATAACCGACTATTTCCAGTCGCCGCCGCCATTGAGGTCGACCTTGATAACTTCGTCGTTGTTACTAGCTGCATTTGCACTTACAAACTTTTCTAGGTCCCCGTGCAACCTACTCATCACTAAACCTAATGTAAATGCAAGGTTCTTTGCAGTAGTAGCGTCGATCCTGACCTCTTTGGAGTTGCTAGACTCTGATGCTTTAACTTTCTGTATAAATTGTTCGATGGGTAATGTGTTAATTGGATCTATTGACATTGGTTAACGCTGCTTTCATTTCAATTTGAGTTTTAAACGGTCCGAGGTATTCGTTCCGTTCAATGGTAATTAATTTAGGACAAAAACTCTTAAGCCAATTCACATTAAACTTAATCAGATAGTAGCCTGCACAGTACACACTTTTTGACTTTTCACTTTTAGTAAACAACGGAAGCTTACGTGACATATCAAACATTCCGTTGTATGCATGTGCCCTTGTTGGATATCCGTGTACATCCAACTCAACTCTTGCTGACCTAGGAGCAGTAATTTTTACAGTCAACGGATTCTTGCCAAAGTAATTGGTTAGCTGCTTTTCGTCTTTGTAAAAATGCACTTCGCCTTTTTTAGAAAAAATGAATTTTTCTTCGTCTCTGCTCAGTGTTCCTATACGAACACCGTGTTCTTCAAGGATCCAAAACTTGCCTTTTAATATTTCTTTTGCTTTCATGTTATTTTCCTGGGTATTTGGCATTTAATGCAGTTGCATATGATGCTGCTTGGTCTGCAATTCTTTGCATATCCCACTTGGCGCAAAACTTCATTAGTCGAAGTCCAACTTGCGATACTTCCTTTGGTTTAACTGCATCAATAGAATCGTTGATCTCTTTACGAATGTGCTCGGGTTGCGCTGTTAAGTCACACAGCACTACATTTCGATTATAGTCGTCTAGCACTCGGTGTTCAGTGCCATTATGATCAACCCATCGTTGCAACATCATATTATTCCAACTAAATCCTTTCTTGGTCTTATCATTAAACGCTTCAATTAGTCCAACTTTTTTAGCGGTGCCTTTCTTTCGAACTCCTGGGTATGCACTAAACACGTTATCGCTTACGTCGCCTCGCATACATTTTTCAAACAGCATAAATGCTGGTTCCGGCGCAGGCTTTACTTCGTTGGTTTTCTTGTCAATAACGGCCTTGCCGTTGTCTTCAAAGTACCCTTCGTGTGTAATTGTAACATTGCTAACGCCATTATACTGACGAACAGTAGGACTAACCAACTGAGCAAAGTCACCGTCTGTGCTAATGATAACGTGATTGTCATCGGGGTGTGCTTGTACCCACCCTGCAATTAAGTCATCTGCTTCTAGTACAGGATTTCGAATAACAGTACAGTTGGTCTTCTCGGTAACAAAGTCCTTGAACTCGTCAAATATCTCCCAAAATGCCACATCTTCTTCTTGCTGGGTCTGCGTCATTGCATCCCTATGTTCTTTGCGGTTACGCTTGTACGGCTCGTAGAAGTCTTTACGCCAGCTACGCCCCTCGAGGCAAAACACAACATGATCTGCATTAAAGTCTGTCCATGCTTTTTTAACACTGTTAAGCGTGATGTGTAGTGCCATTCCAACTTTTGTATCAATATCTCCTCGGACCACATGGCGCGCCCGAAAGAATGTATTAGCAGTATCTACTAAAATATATGTGGTCATGAAATCTCCGATTTGCCCTTACTAAGGGGTGTTACATTAATATAGCCGCTGCCGCGCCTTGGGTCGAGCCCTTCGTCACCGAGCATTTGAGAAACAATCTCTTTAAACCATCTATTAACTACTTCTTCTGCAGGATCGTCGTTGGTCCCGTACCCGTTTAGTACCAAGTCTGTAATAAAAAAGTCATTCCAATCTAGCTCAAAGAATCCATTTCGAATGTCGTCTTGGTTTATATGAATGTCAAGTACATTAACCCAGCTTTCGCCGTTTGCAGTTGCACGGTCTTTATTGGACATTTTTGCAATCTCGGCGACCCTGGCTTCTTCTTTTGCAAGCTCTGCAGCGTCGGCTGCATCGGCAGCAAACTTTTCTGATGTTGCTCTTGCTAGTTCGTCAGCGGCAGCGCGCCGTTTAACAAGTTCTACCATCCGCTCCTCTTCGGCAATGCGGGTATCTGTAGCAGCTTGCGCCGCAGCCTCCAAATCTGCAATACCTGTGACCTTTTTAATCCAATTTTTCATTCGTTGGTGTACCTTACTGTCTTCTCAACTACAAATCCAGCAAGTTCCTGCATTTCTCTATTGCTGTCATTCTTTATTGCATGTTCTCCATACTTGACCATACCACTTGGATCAAGCATGTAATCTGTTTCTTCTTCAGTCATCATATCAATCCCGCAGTCGCGCAACGTTTGATTAACCCTGTCAATATTAGCCTGTTGTTGAAGTGTATACTTTGATGACGAGCCTGTAGCACGACGTTCGGAAATAGGAACAATAGTACCATCATCGTATTTTTCAACTAGTTTTGTTACTAACTCGAACGTTGCTGGGTCAAGTGCGTGTGTTTCTAAAAACTTTCTCATACTAACCATGCCTCTTGTGTTATATCACTACTGGGTTCTTTATGATACTGTGCAACGAGTTCTGCAGAGAGTAGAAGGTTTGCTTGCTGTAATGATTGCAGTGTTCCTTTTCTCATAAAGTACACTATATCGTTAATTGTTTCTTCACTTATTTTATTTTTCATATTTTTTTCCTTTTTCTAATAGAGAACTTTTAAGTTCCCCAGGCGTTGCCAAATAATTCTATGTGTAGTCTGGGCGTAAATCTCCAACCCTTTTCCATACAAATATTTGCAACCTCTTGTACATTGAGATTGTATTCTTCTGAGCGGCCGCCCAGTGGCATTAGGTATACTGGACATTCAATACCAACTGCTCGATACGCTTCCACTGCTCTTCCAGCTTCTTCAATGTCGCTGCGATCTGCAACAACAAATTTAAGATATAAATTACTACCTTCGACACAGGTATATTCGAGTGCAACACTGGGCTTGATTGCTTCGTCCCAGTCTTCGCCGCTAACGGAAAGTTTAGGCGAACAACTCCACGTTACTGTGATTCGGGTGTTATCATGAAGGTAGTCAAAAAACTCGTCGTGTAACGGCTGTGTAGTATTTGTTTCAACTGTGATGTTCTTTAGATCCTGCATACGCGGATGTTCAAACAGTTCTACATATACACGTTGCCAAGCAAGCAACGGCTCGCCGCCTGTTAGAATTAAATGAATATCTTGACCGTTGTTCATTGTCCACTTGCCTTCTGGCGTAAGTGACAACAGATGTTCTACAACTTCGTCAACTGTTCTGTTGTGTACAAGATGTTTGAATTCTGGATAGATACTTGCATACGTGTCGCACCCGGTATGGATGATTGGTAGGTCCTCGAACTTTTCTGTAGTCTTATGTACGTCAGCATCAATTAACGCCTTAACTTCGTCGTTGTATCGATTACCGTTTGCATGTTTCTCGGCTCGACTAGGTTCATCTTTACCTAGTCCAAAATTCATGCATCGAAAGTTACAGCCAAATGTACGCAGAAACACACTAGGTACTCCTACAAATTTTCCTTCGCCTTGCACACTGTAAAATGCTTCGGAATATCTTAGTTTCATCTTAGGGCAAACTCCTGCTGTAATTTAATATTGTCAAAGAACTCCTTCTTTGTACCTGCATCATCTTTAAATGCACCATGTAGCACAGTTGTTTGTGTAAGACTGCTAGTTGCCATAATGCCTCTATTTTCGCAACATCCGTGCTGAGCCTGAATGTAGACTCCGATGTCACAGGACTTCGTAGCATTGCCAATTTCCTTAGCAATGTCTACTGCTAGTTCTTCTTGCAGGGTTCCGCGTCTTGCACACCATTGCGCAATTCGAGTATACTTACTCAGTCCAATAAGTTTGTCAGCAGCAATAATACCAATGTAAGCTACACCGGACACTGGCTGATGATGATGCGAACACATGCTCTTTAGTTCGGAACGAACAACTAGCATACCGTTGTATCCAGTAACTGAATCATTTGGAAATGCTGTCGCAGCTGGTATTTCATTGTACCGACCACTCATAATTTCTTTGATGTACATTTTGGCAAGGCGTCTGCCTGTGTCTTTGCTATTCGGGTCGTTTAACCTGTCGATTACCAAACTATCTAGAACCTGCTCAAACTGAGCAGACAGTTCGTCAATTAGTTCATCTTTTTCGCCTTCTTTAATATATTTTGCAATATTATCGCCTGCCCAATATCTTGCGCCTGCTTCTTCAATTCTTACTTTAATTAGTTCACTTGTTTTCATTTCTACTCCGAGTTAATGACGTGGATGTCGTAATATATGGTACAACATATACTTACTTACATTGTACCATATATTTAGATTTTTGTCAATCATTAATTAAAGTATTTTTTGAGCATTTCTAGTTGGTCGTGGTACTTGGCCATCTCTGCAAGTTCAATTTCTACAGATTCCATAATATCCGAGTGCTCTCCGATACCCATAGGATTCTTAAGATAAATCTCTATGTTGATTCGGTGCTTCTCGATATGCCCTTGGGCATGTAATTCTGCTGCTTTTAACATCTGTTCTCTCATGGTATTTTCTCCTTTTACCGTTGTCTTGTATTAGTTTCGTTGTGCCATTCATAACCTGGATGATACTTAGGTAGTGTTGTGTATAATACTCTGCTGTATTTTAAAAACAACATGGTTAAATCTTTTTCAGAAGCAAAATAAAACTTCCACCATGTATTAGACACTGTACTCCAGTCCTCGTCCTACATATATTTTGCCTTGTCAACATTCCAGCAGTATTGATAGTCTTTATTGACGATGTGATACAAAGCATCGTCTATGCCGTAACGTTCGATGTATACACGTATGTTTTTCAGCATACGGACGTTCTCGTCGGAATCAAGAACATGTGCTATATACGGATATTCGTCTTCGATCCCAAGTGTCCACTGCTCTCTATGCATGGTCGCATTTGGTAAATATTCTTGAATTTCCACCTTGTCGATCTTAGATATGTTGACTATACTGGGCATTTAGTAATTTTCGTATGGATACACAAGCCAAAGGTCATCTTCGGACTTGTTTACTTCGTCCCAGGTATAGTTAACATCGCCAAACGCACTTCCGGTGTTGTCGGTCATTGTTGCAAAACGGACACTTTTACCCCAAACGTTTTTCCATACATCACTCTCATTTGCCAAGCAACCACTTTGCCAGTCGTCTTTGATCCACTCAAACGTAGCACCGGTATCATTGATGTCGTCTACAATAAGAATGTTCTTCCTATGTATTGGATCCCACCTTGCTCCGGTTATGCCTTTTGACCCGTCATTGACACCAAACGCTTCTTCGGCCATCCACAGGTTAGATTCAGAATCGTTGAATCCGTCGCGCAATCTAACATTAAGCGTTTGCATACGTATCTTGCTCATATGGCTTAGAATAGTAGCAAGGCAGAGTCCACCACGAGTGATTCCTACTATATAATCGGGCCGCCATTGATCCTCATACATTTGTGACATAATTGAAGTTGCTGCACTTTCAACATCGTTCCATGTGTAATACTTTTTCTTCATTTCATCATCTCGATGGTAAGACACTTCGTTACATAATCGCCGATCTTTTCACTTTTGTCAACAAGATAAACTGTATTTTCGTCGCGGTCAGTTACTCTGTTGTAATGGTTGAATTCAAGAATCTGTCCATTTACTGCATTGTAGATTCTAAAACTAAGTTGGGCATCACCTCGCGGACTATTGGCTTCGCGACGCGAGACGCCTCTGGATGAACAATCTACGGTGTCATAGGCGTCGTTGCGCGCAGATAGTCCGTTGCTTATCCACTTTATAACTTTTCTCTTAATCCAGTTCATTGTACGTTTCTCCAATTAATTTATTATTTGTCATTTTCAACCAACGCTTTTACCATGTCAAAGTTCTCCTTGGCTAACCGCAAGCTGGGAAATTTCTTCATCTTCTCTTCCAGCTGTTCTGCTTTTTGTTTTTCTTCCATTGCCCACCACATTACATCTTCAAATGCTGGTAAAAGCTCTACCCTTAATGTCGCACCGTGCCATGTATACCATTGGTTTAAGCTTCCGTCGTAATATTCTACTCGACCATTAAAAGTTCGCAGCATGCCGTCTAGTGGAATACTACTATTTGGCGTATAATCAGGAGTTATACCGCCGTTTAGCTGCACGGTTATGCTGCCTGAGCCTTCGACTCGTTCTATAAAATCTGTCATTTTGTTCCCTTTACTGCATCCCAAGTCTGGTAGATTAACAGTTGCCGATCGTATGCATCTTTCAGTTCTTTTAACTTTGGGTATTTTTCTTCCATGTTAACGTCTCTGTTTAACAATATTAATGTATTTCAAACTTCATCTAGTTCCTGTAGAATATCTCTGCCATCTACTGTTAAGCTTGATGATACTATCCTATCGTTAGGAACCACGTTGCTAATAACTGCCGAATTACAATTGGTTGCTGTCCACAATGTCTCATTTGATCCAACTGCGGTGATTACACTGTTTACCATTTTTTCTTACTCTTTTCCTAGTCTTTGCAGTGGTGTTCAACCATGCTATACATTGTTTTAAAATTTTCATAAGCCTTTCCTAATCCTGGATAATCTTTGCACATCTGTTCCAGTTTGTGGATATCTGGTAAAGTGTCTACCCACAGTTCTGGCGTCTTGTGAACAAGTACAGCCCATTGGGACCCATCCCATACGCTGGCCTGCCCGCCGCTGTCGTACTTTAAATCACCTATGCTGATTGGTTCACCCATTGCCATTGCATGTTCTTTCAAAGTTGTACTGATCTAAACACATGTCGCTGATACTCTTTTCTAAAGTAATAAAGTCACTTAGTTTGTCGACAACCGAGCTTACTGCATCTCCTGCCCGCCTGCCAACAATGGTTGTATTTAATTTCACACCCGACACTAGTTCCATTGTGTCTAGGACTTCTAAAACACTATATCCTTGGTTACTACCTAGACTTTCGTATGGTGTATTAGTAGGTCCACTTTCTACAGCCTTTATAATAGCTTTGGACAAGTCGGCAACATGAACATAATCTCTAATACAAGTACCATCTCTTGTTGGATAATCATTGCCGTATATTTCTATTTGTGGTATCTTGCCGGCAGCAGCCATTGCTGCAATTTTTATAAGGTGACTAGGCGGTCCTAGTTGTCTGTTTGTTCCGTCAGTTCCGCTTACATTAAAGAACCTAAAGATAGTATATCCGGTTGCTTTCTCTTTGATTACATCCTCTGCTGCTACTTTACTTCTTGCATACGGACTTGCCATTTCCCAAGCACTGCTGGTGCTTGCAAACAACACGTGATCTGTTTGCACTCTGTCTAACAAGTTAGCAGTACCAGCAACGTTCACTCGATAATACTCAGTTGGCGCCTTCATACTAGGGCCGACTAGGCTTCGTCCTGCCAAATGTACCACAGCATCAAACTCGCCGCATACTTCCTTAGTAACATCAAACGTTAGAAAATGGTCATAGTAGCCGCTGATATCATTGTGTTCTCCCCAGAAATTAATATCCCAAGCAGTTACATGATGTCCATGTTGTTTTAGTAACTTACAAACATGGCTTCCGATGTATCCAGTTGCTCCTGTGACTAATACTTTCATCCGTACTCAAACAAATGCAGGCCGGAATTTTTGCACTTCTCCATTTTAATAAGAGACGATTTTCCTAATCTAAACGCATACATATTACTCTTCTTCTTTTTATTCTTTTTATTCTTTTTATTCTTTTTCGGCTTGGCCTTTTCGAAATAAGCACGGTTTGTGCTGTCGCCTCTGATATAATACTTTTTTTTATGTATTCCAGCAGCAAGCAGTTTTCTTGCAGCTTCGTATGACGAAGACATAAACTCTTTTACCAACGAATGCTTATTCCAATTGTGTACCTCGACCGAAGTTACCACATTTTCATCGTCGCAGTATCTAACAATTAAAAGATTTTCGGCACTTTGACAAACTAGTGAATCGTTATAATCAGTTGATATAATATCGTCCACATGCATTCGACAAACAGTTAATGCTGATAACGCACTATTTTTACGAGTCTTTACTTCCATGTTTAGAGAAGGAATATCTATTCCTGTTTTCTGTAATACAATGCCTTGACTTTGTATTACATGTTCTAGATATCTTCCTACATTCCCGAGATCTTTTGGATCCTGCTTTGGTACAGGATCTCCAACTGCTAGTCCAAATTTTATACTTTTAACTCTCATTTGTGGCATTAGTATTTCTCCTTAGAGACTTCGTCTCGGTAGCGAGGATTGTTTCTATTCCATTCCTCGCCGTTGCCTTGCATGATATCAAGGCACCGGTCGATAGTGCCATCTGTCCAATCGGAGATCTCTCCAACTTTTTCGTGCTGCTCTTCGAGTAGCACATCTAGCTTGTTAGCAGCATCGTCAAGACTCCACGGAACATACAATCGTGTATGGTCGTTGTTGAAGATCTCAGGGAAGCTGCGGTATGCTGGATATAACACATTAGTACCCAATGCATCTGCTTCGCTTACAGTATTGCTGGTCCAATCCTGTAATGCATTATTTATCATTACACGACTATCATTAAGGATCTCGTAGTATTCGTCCTTTTTTAGATCTTCGTATACTTTCAATGTACCTTTTCTAACAAGGTCTTTTGCACGATTTACATAATCGCTATTGTTGGAACGCAATGGTCCACCTTGTAGTACAGCAAATTCAACATCTTTGTCAGCATATCGCTCTGCAAGATCCATAAAGAAACCAGGTTGCTTTTCTTGATCCCAGCGCGCTGCAAATACAACACGGTTGGCTCTTTCATCAAACGGCTTGCGTTCTGCAACACGACCTTGCACTTCAACTTTGTCAAATGCTAATCCACTGATGTTGTAGATGGGTGCAGTCCAGTTTGCAATTTTCATGTTAGCAACCATTTCTTCATTGCTTGCTAGCACGCCTGTAACAAAGTCGTTGCACATCGCCTCGTATGAACTCATCCACTTGTTCATTCCCCAGACATGCACAAAGTCATCAGGGTCAATAGACTGCGCCAAGCAACGTACCCAAACTTTAGGACGCTGGCTTTTAGGAATCTGGTTCATGATGTATGGAAGACTCTCCATACCTGGTTGAAACATGTCTTCAAAGAACACAACGTCTTCGCTTGTAACTTCTCCGTTGCGCATCATTTGCACAAGATTCATCATTTGACTCATAGCAAAGTATGAGCGACCGTGTGCATCAAGTACCTGTCCTACTTGAATAGACTTGGTATTGTCAATGGTTTCACCAGGTACTGAATACCAGTCAACTGCGCGCCGAGCAAATGCACTCTTACTCCAGTCTTCTAACTGAAGTGTGTATCTTCCCTCATATTTTTCTAAACCCATATAAAATATCTTGCGCATTATCTTCTACCTTTGTTTCGTGCTTTAGCTTTCATCCAGTTCTTCCACTTGGTGAAAGCCTGCCATACTCGGCTGTCTGACTTGTAAAGATTCGTTTCGTTGAAAACGTGACCTTCAAATCGGCAGAAATCTTTGAATTCTTCTAGATCGTTGAAGACTTTATTGATAGTTGGGTTGTTAATAGCCATTGAGATTCCCCTTGTTAGGCGTTGGAAGGATAGTAAGTTAGTGAGCCGTTCTCGCCGTCTTCGGCGATCTCAATTTCTACAAAGCGACCCGGATACTTTGTAGAAATTTCTTTGTACAAGTCGTCGCTGATCATTTCGCAACTCTTGTGATCCAGTTTGAGCATTTCTTCGTTGTAGAGCTTCTCTAACCAGCGTTTGAACTGTATAAATTCAACGTCGCGGTCATTGTGGAAGACTTCAATGCGTACTCTGAAATGGAAGATGTGTCTGTGTAGCAGTCCTAAAAAACTTACATCGTCCCAATCGCCGGTTGCAAGTTTAGGATCAGTAGCAGCAGCGGGATACAAATGTATGCCTTCTTTGCGAAATTGAACAAAGATACTTTTAGTAGGTGTTATTTGTGTCAAAATGTATTTCCTCATTGATATCTACTACTATAAACGCAATTGCAACATCTGTCAACGAATGATTTCATCCTTGGTGTATTTAGACCAATCTGTAAATACATCAGTATTTTTTAGATTGTGTATGCGGTGGGTCCATACACCTGGATTGGTTGCATTAAAGTCCTTGTCGTCGAGTTTTAAACATGCATTATATCCTAACTGTTCGATGTAAGGCAGTTTTGCACTAACCATTGCAATAAATTTGTTGTGTTCAGACCAGCCATTATCCAATACCCATTCAACATGCTGGATATCAAAATCTAGTGTAACCCACCGTCCGTCTTCTAGCAATCCGCTCACTACCTTGTTCCATTGGTCATTAGGGGCAAAGCTGTGATTTGCCCCTAGGTATACGTGTTGATGGACGCCCCCTTGCATGTTAATTGTTTCAATGATATATTCCAGAGGCTGACAGCCTACTACAAACAGTGTAGGTTGTCCAAACATCGGAGTGTGTTCAACTTCGACTCCAGCAAATATAGTAGCTGCGTCAGTAGGGATAAGCGTATTATATAGTCTCTTCATGATAAAACCTTGTTATGTAATTACCGAGCGGCTAGCTCGTATTGCATCCATTCGTGGTCCAATAATATTGTTGCATTCGGATGAATGACATGTTTCAATATTAATATCCCAGTCTTGCATGCGATATATTGTACCACTTCCGTCAGTGAACCCTTTAGGATGGCTGTAATCATATGAGCGCTGAATGTCTTGTGTGAGTTGACGCTTCATTTTTATTGCGCTGTTTGTATCAAGCGGCCCAATGTTTGCGGTTTCTACTCCACCGAGAAACACTGCAATAAATGCTACTGTTGATCCAAGTCCTGCTTCCATTGTTTTATCCTTTGCATTTCTAACTGTTGGTGATATCTTGTTAATCAACGAAATTGCAAACGCTGGATTAACTTGCAGTTGTTTGCTTTCGTTGATTAGTGCTATTAAGTTGCGCATATTTTCTATATTGTTCATAGCTAAATCCTTTTTGGTATTTATCTACGTTATACTACTATACACAGCAACAAGCATATAAGCAACCTCTAATATCTCTATAGTACAATTATAAAGATATTAGAGGTGCTGTCTTGCATATTAAAAGTCCCATAAATTATCCGGCAAATTAGGAACAAACGTTTCTTTTTTCTTTTTGATCCATTGTTCTGCTTCTTCTTCGCTTAACACTTCTGGTGCAATCTCGGCAGTTACATCAAAGTGGTTGCCAAATTGCGTACTTGCATTAACAGCTTTTTTGCCGATGTTTAGACGAGTTCCAATAACCTGCATCCAGAATCTGTGATATTCTTCAATCTTAGCCAAGCTTTTCTCTTTATCTTTAAGACCGAATACTTCGTCAACTACATCTCTAAATGTAGTGCGTTCAAACTTTTCGTCAATAAGCATATACGGAAATTTACCGGCGTCATATTCTCTGTTTGCGCGTTGTGTACTTTCGATGTGCATCCAGACATTATGTCCCATTTGTAATGCATAAGAAAAACTGTCCCAGCTAGTACGACCTTCTTTACCAATTTTATTTAAGTCGCCAGGTGCGTAGATACAAATATCTTTAGCCAAGCAATGACGGCTAATAGGAGAATCTTCGAATGCAATTTTACGTATCAGGTGATCAAGTTCTGCTTGATTTTTTGCAATCTTGTGTGCGTCAGCAGTCTTGCGCTCGACAAACACTTCGCTAAATAATCTAGTATCATTTGAATACTTTTTATCATCGATACTCGGAGACATCATATAACTCCACTTGCCGCGGTCCTTGATTCTAATGCTGTGATATATTTGTCCGTTTGCAGTTGCAAGAAACGGACTTGCACAATCATATGTAATCATGAAGTTCTTGTTGTGATACTTGCGTACAGATCGTTGAATATCCGTTAGCAGTGTGGCCCACTCCAGTTTACTTGTACCAAGAAAGTGCATAACGTCGTGCAACCCTTCCTCAAGAAGACCATCGTGTATCATATGTACAAGCCTGCGCAGAATCAAATGTACATCACACATGTTTTGTCCACCCATTGCCCAACCTCTAAAATGCGTGTCGGGGTACTTTGCAGGATCCGAATAGTCTTTGAACTCGTTGTACCAATGATCAGCATCTGCATGGTTGCTGCCCTGTAACACATTTAGAACTTTGAAGTTGCCGCGCATATTGGCCATATAGTATTTTGCATTAATATGTGTTGCATCAACTGCATCTTGGTAACTATGAATATTCGCTGCATTTGCTGCCTTGGGATCCTGAAATGTCCAAGTTGGAATGTCCAACATCATTCCATAATCCATGTACTCTTCCATCCAGTTAACAACCAGCTCGCGCTTCTTTGCAGCTTTAGGACAGTCCGGGTCAGTCCAGTCGCCTTCCCATAGTCCTTTGGCGATTTGGAATCCTCCGGAGTCGCCTAGTAACCATGTGTTTTCTCTGTCTCTGTTGCGAACCATGTCTTCTTTTTCGCTGTGCTTGTTTACATCAAGTTCTGCGTGTCCTGCAGAGTACAGCGCCCATTTATAATTAAATGCACCTTTGTCGGGATTTAAAAAGTTAAGGGCTTCCATCTCGCCAAGCCCTTGGGGAATACGTGCTGGCTCTACATACTCCCCAAATCTTTGCTTGCCAATAAACGTGCCGTAGAATCCACTTATGCTAGGCAGAAACACAGCATAATCCTTTTGTGTTTCGGTTAAATTACTTTGCATTGAAATCCTTAAATGCCTGCTCTAAGCTGCTTACTTCTTTGGCAGACCAGTAACTATCAGCCTTTAGGTCTAATAATAGTTCAACAATCTCATCTTCTGATAATGTACTGCTGGTTGCTAACGTACTGGTTGAGTATGTAGGACCTCGGTGGGTCCCGGTCCCAGGATAACCAGGTGACCTAGGATAACTAGGAACAGTTGGATAGCCTCCTGGGTAGACGGGGTACGGGTTCATCTTCATTGTCCGAAGTTCTTGTTCGAGTGCATCCATTCGATCAAGCAACGTTTCGAGCGGTCCTGAAATATCTTTTTCAGTTTCTGCAATAGCAGCAATCATCATAAAGTTCTTTAATGCTTTTTTTACTGCCGGGTTGTCAGATGCAATAGCTGCGTCAAGCATTTTAGCAAAAGCTTTAATATCAAAATTGTCCATTTTTAATCTCACTTCTGTTGTGCTGGGAGTATGTAATCGTACTTTGTCATGCCGCTGTCGACAGTGATCTTCATAGCACCGTCGTTGGTGATACTTAGAGTCTTGTCACCAACTAGTCCAAGAATGGCCAATGTCTCTGTTACAGGCCACGCCCATGTATGAGTCAATGATCCTTTGATGTTGTGCTGGAATGTAAACTTTCCAGCATGTGTATTTAAGTCTCCGAAGTAAAAGTTCAAGCTTTCATCTTCTGTCTTAACTTGAAAAACTGTTTCTTCTGGGTGCGCGCCTGCCATCAGCTTCATACGAGCAACACTTGCCGCAGCAGGTTCAAATGATACATCCCAGGAGTTGCCTTTGTATCGAACATTCTTTAGTTTTTCTTCAATGATTGCTCTATTCATAAAGCGGTAATCGTTCTGGAAATCGCCCGCAGCATTTTCAAAATGTATGTGTGTGGGCATCTTTACACCATTTCGCTCTTCCTGTTTAACTTCAATGTTTGCATTGCTCTTGTATTCTGGATTCTTAAGGTGATAAGAAAGCTTGCCCAAGTCTGGCATACCAAACACCCCGGTAAATTCAGAAACAGGAGCATGTGTTACTGCTGTTAAAATAACAGCACGGTCGTCTGTTAACGCTTCAACAATAGTAGTATCTTCTGCTGTTACTTTTAGTGTGGTTATAAAGCCCAAGCTGTGAGTGTGGCTTATAATGTCGAGTAGAATATCTTTCATGTATGTCTCCATTTATACTTTTATTATATATTAGTTTTGTTTAATAGTCAAGGTTTTTTACGAACTATCTTATTATAATCAACTGCTGCATTAATTGTATTTAGATTGATTTTTTTATCCTTGGCTATTTTTAATAGGGCCCTTGTATCTTTTGGAAAACACATCCCGCCCCATCCTCTAGAATAATCAGGATCAACAAATGAATGGCTTGCTCCTATTCTTGTGTCGTCTGTTATTCCTTGCCGTACGCTATCAAAGTCAATATCATATTCTAAGCAAAGATCGTATACCTCGTTGAAGAAACTAACCTTGGTAGCCAAGAATGCATTTCTAAAATATTTTGTAAGTATAGCTTCTTCGACCGACATTAATAAAAACTCGGACTTCTTATTTCGAGACTTGTAAAAGTCTCTCCAGAATATAACACTTTCTCCTGCAAGTATAAATTGAGTAGTGAGAAGTAAGTCGTTAACTGCTGACACTGCCCTTAAAAATTCAGGACTAAATGTTATAAAGTGATCTGGAAATTCTCGTCGTATTTTTTTCCATCCCTTGAGGTCAATTGTACTCTTAATCAATACAGGAGCATCCACAGGCGTTTTAGACAACACATCAAGTATGTTTGATACATCGCATGCACCGCCACCTTTAGACGGAGTTGAAACACAGCATATTACGCCCGTTACATTCTCTAATTCGTTTAATTGAGTGTTATTATGAAGTGGGTCGACTATTATTAGATTATTGTGTTGCTTAAATACATCATAATGGGCCTGCCCTACAAATCCAAATCCTGCTATAACTATCATTGTGCTATCCTGGCCTCCTGGTAATACGATAATATCTCAAACGTGTCTTGCCACTTTTTAATTGAAACAACTGTACCGATTGATTTGTTTCTTATTGCAGCAGCAAGCGGATAATCATTACCACCCGGTGTTGTCTTGTCGCCAAAGAAAAATAGCTTATCTTTGCGAGGAGTAAACTTAATTTTTTTAAGTACTTGCCTCTTATCATAGCCTGTTTCAGAAATATCGATACCAGTTTCGCCACCAATTAAGGCTGTGCAATTGTCTGTGGTGACAAAACAGTTGTTAAATCTTTTTACAATATGTTCACGTTCGTGCGTGCGATTATCAAATTCAATATAAGCAGCGCGCTGTACGCTGTTAGCTTTTCTGCCTACTGTACTAAAGTTAGCTGACCCGGGCCGTGATTCAATGTGGTTACCAGTCTTTTCAGGGCACTGACTAGACTGTCCTACTTCTATTAAATGGTCTACTACGGCTGCTGACATCTTCCAGGGGTTAGAATAAACATGTTGGTTACCTTTCCAAACATCATTTCCTGAACAATTGAATACCATTGCAGCACTGTTGTAGATCGGTTTGCCTAGTTGTTCTATTGTCTTTTCTCTGTCAGATCCGGTTACTAGATATACTTCGTTATCTTTACAAAATGATAAAAAGAAATCTTTGTATTCGGTATCTATCATTCCTCTGCTTGGTGTCAGAGTTCCATCTACATCAAATATAAATTTATTCATTTGGTCATCTCCGCTGCTGTTACTCGCTCTCGCAAGTTGCTGGTACTAAATCTATGATTGCGTTTGTTAAAGTGCAATTGTATACCTCGGCTTTCACATTGGTACTTGCCACTAAAGCTTTTGTCTTTGTACTCATCTCCTAGGAATCGTACATCCAGTTGAAATAGTTCTAGTATGTCTATTAAGTCTCTTTCAGTTTGATAAGGAACAATTTCATCAACAAACTTTATTGCGTTGAGTTGTGCATATCTTTCGACCAGCGTTTGCACTGGTTTATTTTTTGTTTCAGGCCGGTCGATTGTAGGATCGGTTTGCAACCCTACAATCAAATAATCACAATTGTCTTTAGCTTCGCGCAACATACCAATGTGTCCGGCATGCAACAAATCAAAAGTTGAAAACGTAATACCTACTCTCATGCTAGTCTCCAAAATCAAATAGTGAGCTAAATGTATTGTTTAATAGTGTGCTTTGTAAATCATAGTTTAACACACCAATCAGGTTATCCAGCTTGTTGTCAATGATTGCAGACTCCATTGCATTATCATCAAATGGCAACTCTTTAAACCATTCGGGTAGACGTAGTTCGTCTACTGGAAAAGCAACACTGGTATATCCTAGCGGATTGGGCTTTACTTTACAAACAATAACCTTCATACCGTCTACAATCTCTTGTGAATACTTATCGCCATTCATACGCTTTAGTGTATTCCAGTTGATACTTGCTCGAACGTGCCCGGGCATGTTTGCTTTTCCTAAACTTGCTTCCTTGCGTTGATACGCCTGGATATTATTTGCACGTTTAGGAGAACCTTTTTCATATCCAGGACGATCCTTGAACTCTTTTCTAAATTTAATAATTGCATCTAGAACGTCTTGCTCTGGGTGCTTTAGAAGTACCATAGTCAATAATTCACTTAGGAACTTTTGCATAAACACTGGAGTGTCTGATCTTTTAAGATCAAGTCCTAGTGCTTTGATCTTTCCTGGCTTACCGTCAACATCCTTGCGTTCGCCTTCATTGTCGACTACTAGCACTGCATACCTTTTCTTGGTAATGAATAATCCTGCTTCTGCAACAATTTCTCTACCTGCTGCAATAACTTCGGCACGCTTCTTTGGACAATGAAATGATGCGCCCATGAACGCCGGAAATGACTTGTTGGTCTCTTCAGCTATCTGATCATACAGTTTAATAACACTGTCAATACCCCAGGGTACTTTTCCTGCATCGATATCTTCTTTTAACATGTTGTACGCACTGAAATACACCGAGTTATGGATTAGGATGTTGTTAGCAAAGAACCAAGGCTGACTACTATTTTTCATTCCTATGTCGTATACGTATTCGTCGTTAGCTTTTTGAACTCTAGTAACTCTTTTAACTTTGCCTCGAGATAGACTTAGTTT